ACACTTGTGTCAGTGTGTGTTTTATTTGTATGTAAAGTACCATTTGCCATTTTATGAGAGCTACCTTTATGCTCAGTACCGTCTCTTTTGTAGTGTTTTACGCCTTTCATTAGTATTTACCTTTTTTAATTATTTTTTTCTTTTTAGTTTTTGTTTTTGGTTTAGGTTTTTTGTAGTTCATATTTACGCTTTTTTAGTTTTTTTTGGTTTTTTTGGGAATCCTGCCTTCATATTTGCATACGCTTTAGGACTAATAGTAGAATTTTTTTTGCTTCTACTTGTACCTTTCTTTTTTCTTTTGTTTATATTTGCATATAACCCTTGTCTAGCCATGATGACCTCCTACCATTTTACTTTGTTAGACCAATAAGCAGCAGACATTTTGCCTTTGGCAATATTCTTTCCGTGTCTGGCTTTAAAAGAATCCGATCTTGCGGTTCTCTTTTTATCTCCTGTCACGCCTTGTTGACCAAATCTTATTGTTTTTATTTTGCTGCCGTCTTTAGCAACAACTACATGAGATTTAGTTGGGTGTTTAGGAGTTCGTTTTGGTTTATTAAAACCCGACACTCCTGCTCTATCTAATCTGCTATCTTTTCCCATTAGTTAAATACTCCATAAACTAAATTAAAAAAATGCAACATACTAATTAACAAAAACGCTGTAGTTACATAAAAATATAAAATCCAATTACCCATTAATGCAGTATGTCTTCGCTAATTAAAAAAAATTTTGTTCGCTTTGATACCTTGTCTTTAAATGTCACTCTCATAATATCTTCTGCTTCATTAATATTTCTAGCTCTAATATCTGTCCCTATTAAAATGTAGTCATCTGCTACTGCTTCAATATGATAAATTTTAGGTAAGTTCGTCTCCATTCATCACTCCTTGTGGCATCATGGGTGGCATCTGCGGTTGTTGTGGCATCTGCGGTTGTTGAGGTTGTGGCTGCTGCTGAGGTACTTGACCGGTAGGCGGCGGACTTGGTTGCTTGAACAATCCTTGTGCTTCTATTTTTTGAGCAGTCCTAAAGTCATTGTTGCCTCTTTCCATTATCTTTTCTATGTCAGCTAGATTAACTCTTGAATCTCCATACTGAGCATGAAGCTCAGCCATTTTAATTCTAGTTTCAACTTCAAACTTATCTCTATCAAAATCATCTTCCATAATAATTTTCATTCTGTCAGTTTCAGCATCAACTTTTAATTTTTCTGCTGATACTTGTGCCTTCATAGTTTCAGCCATTGCTAATTGTTCTTCGGCAGAAGGTTTGTTATCTTTAGCTTCAGGTTGTTGAGGCGGAACTTGAGTATTAATAAATTCTTGAGGGTCAGGGAAACCTGCCATTTCTATAATTTTAGCTATAGTATTTGAATACTGTTGACCAGTTACTAGAGGATTGTTTGCTCCTAAAGTTTGAAGTATTTGCTCTTGTTTAGCTGCTACTTGTTGCAAGACATTTAATTTTTCGTCATCACTAGATTTACTAATACCAACATTACAAACCATATCTTTATCAGCGTCCCAATATCTAGGGTCAACTTCAATAAATTCGTTATTTAGTCTAACCATTTCTGCTTGATCTTGATTTTTAACAACAAGATTGTTTACAAGGCTGAATAAATCTTTCATGCCTTCTGCGAAATGGCGGCTAATTAATTCTATTCTTCCCTGTGCTGCAGACATAGTAGAACTAACAGCCGCCTTTGTGCTTGATTGCAAAGCATCTGCGTTTAATCCTGCGGCTGCTTTAGAAACACCTGTGCGGTTTTCTTTTTGTTCATCTAAGTATTGTAAAAAAGGGAAAGCCTCTTTACCGGCAAAAGGTATAGTGAAAGGCTGAACTGCTCCTGCTTGTCTCATTCTTATCGGCTGTCCAATATCATTGTTTAAAACATCATCAATGTTGACTTGCCCTTCAACTACTCCCATTCGAGGAAAGATCGAGTGACCTAAAGAATCTAAACTGTCTCGAACAATTTGAGATTTAACATCTTGAATAGGTTTTAAGTAATCAGCAGGGCAAGAACCTATAGCCGTGTGAGGCTCAGGGTCCGGACAAAACATTACTATTGGTAAATCGTCCCATGCTTCACAATTAATTACCTCTAAACCATTACCGACAGTACACACTTTAATAAGCTCTGCTATACCGTCATCATCTTTGTCAAAGTACAAGTAATGTTCAATATATAAAATATCTTTTCCGTCCGGTCGATCAGGTGTAGTTATTTCTGAAAAAGGATTTCTTGCCTGTCTTTCGTCCTCAGCATCAATAAACTCTTCGTTACCTTGATAGTCTTCCATTTCATCTTTGTCGTAACCCATAGCTACTAAGTCTGATAGCGTTACAATTCTTCTGTGAGCTACATAACTTGCTTCTTTTAATGATCTGGCGTTTCTTGAAATTAAAATTTCTTCAGGTGGTATTGCTTCAATGATAACTGCATTTTTTTCTTTAACTCTTCTGATTGTGCAGTCATAACCTATAGCTTGTTGTTCTACTAATTCTTCACCAGTAGCTTCATCTACAGAAGTAAAATCTCCCATGATTTCTTCTGTTTCAATTACCTCAACATTTTCATCAGAAATTAATGTTTCATACTGCATGATAGAAAGGTCAGTGTAACTATGTGTGCTTGTCTCTAAAGAACTGTCAAAGAATACTTTAGCAAAACCAGTTTTTCTAATAAGTGCATCTTTGAAAACATCATACAAAACTTTAAAGCCATTGTTTTTTTGAGTAACAATGTAGTTAATATAATCTGATTGTTGTTTTGCTACAGGTACATCTTGTGGGTCATTAGGAATAAACTCGACTACTTTTTTTGTACCAAAGAAGGTTCTCATTAAAGAAGGCATCATAAACAAAATACTATCTCTAACATCTGTAGAGACATACTCAGAAGACATATCGCTTCCACCTCTTGGTGACTCTCCTAAATAATATCTTGTTGATTCTGCTCTTTCATCTCCAATAGCATCTATATAATCTTTAGCGTCATCTAGTTCTGATTTTATAACACCTTGTAATAATTCTTCGTCATAACTGCTTTTGTCAGTTTTCTTGTATTCCATAAATTAACCTACTCGTAATATTTTAGACTTTAACGGTCGTTTGAAATTATACCCCATAAACGAAGAGCTGCCACCTAGAGCAGCCGAAGTTCCTGCAAAAGTAAGTGCAAGTGCATCTGCTTTGTCTGGAGATTTAATTCCTCTTTTTTTCATTTCTTCTTTGCTTTCTAATTTTATTTTTCCATTAGAATTATATTTATAAATTGGTGAGACAAGTTCAGCGACCAACTCATCATCATAAGGAAGTTTGCAGTCTCTAGCTGAAAGCCAATCTTTAATTTTAAACCAAAGCTCCGCTCTTAGATTTAAGTAATTCTTTTTACTTGAGGGAGACTCTCCAACATTAATACCTCTTACCGGCATATCTAATTCTGTTAGCCTATCGACCACACCGGCTCCTAATCCAATAACATCAATTAGTATTTCCGTAGGTCTAGTCATTGTTGTTTGGTCGTCATATTCATTCTTTAATGCTCCACATAAAGCCATTAAATCCATTGAATTATAAGTTTTAATTTCAAGAACAGTATTACCCTGCCTTTTACACAAAGCTGAATTATCACCACCAAATCTAGCTACATCTACACCCCAAACTAAAGGCTCATTAACTGTTACTGTCACATCTCTTGTTTGAGCAGCTCTACATAAATCTAAAGGAATAACAGTATCATCATCATAATTAGGAAATTGTCCTAATACCTCAACTTTAGCAACAGTAGATTCCTCTCCATATTGCTCTAGCATTTGATGAAAAAGTTTTTGATCTGTCCCTTCGACCGTTCGGGAATCTATTTGTTCATTCTGCCAGTAATTCCTTTTGCTGTGAAAACTATCAAAGAAAGGTCCTGTGTTTCTTCTAGGGTTAGAGAAAGTAAACCAGTATCTATCTTTTGTTGGTTCAGTAAAGAACCCTTCACTAACACTATATATTGGAGCAGGAATACCTGAAGCCTCGTCCATGATGAGACAGACTCCATAAGAGGAGTGTATTCCTGCAAAAGCATCTGGATTTTCTTCTGACCACAACTGAGCTTGAGCGTAGTAATAGCCAGTATCTATTTTTAAATCGTTAGTTAATCTTTCATCAAACCATTTAGCAGGTCTTACTGCTGTTGCTGTTTTTTCCCACCAATGAGAATTGACAGATAGAGTTACCCATTTGCCTAATTCTGCCCATGTTCTACTTCTAAGCTGTTGCTCAGTGTTAGCAGTTACAATAATNGTAGCTCCTAATCTAGTAGATAGAACCCATAAGATAAGCCATGATACTAATGCTGATTTACCTATTCCCCTACCACTTGCCACTGCAAGTCTAAACATTTCTGGTATATCTACTGTCTCATTTCTTTGAATGTGTAAGGCTATATCTTTTAAAATTTTTTCTTGCCACTTACGAGGACCTGTAAAGTGTTCAAGGGGGGTATCTTTTTTACCCCAACTGAAGGCATACATTACAAAATTGTAAGGATTATCCTTTATGTTTAATGACCAAAGATCAGCCATTAATTGTTTTTCTTCTTCTACTTTATATTTCATGTCTATTGGTGGTAGCAGTGATAGACGAGGAGAAAGTGTGAAACACTGCTACCGTTTTGAATCGAATTAAACGGGGGAAAATCCAATTCAAAAAAAATTCAAAAAATTTAGTTATATAGTTTACATATATATCCCCCTCGCCGCAAAATTTGGGGGGGTCGATTATCGTCCTTCTTCTATCGTTTGTGCGTGTCCGCCTTGTCATTCTATTAGTCCTCTTCCGTGATCTTCTTGATAGGGAGTTTATCCGCTTCTTTATATGTTGAGCTGATAAGGTTCTTCTGGTCTTCTGTTCTTTCTAGTGTCGGCATAGTGTCGCTAATCCTATCTCTAGCATCTTTTAAAATATTATTGAGGTTTAATTCTACGCCGATCAATGGCTCCTGATCTTGCCAATTCTCTTTATCTCTTGCCTTCAAAAAGAATTTCTGAGCCTCGATATTGTTATTTTCAACGGCGTTCTTATAAAGGCTATTGGCGACTTTGGAAATTGCCTCCGCCTTTCCTTCCTCTAATGCGGTGACAAAATTAACAGATCGTTTTTTATTTCTATGGAGCGTTATCCATGAGACCCCCAGTTGTGCTGAGATTTGCCTCTCAGAAAGTCCCAATCCGCCCAACCTTCGGACCTCTTCAAGATCAATTTTAATTGCTTTTCTTCCGGTCTTTTTGGGTTCTTTTTTATCTGTTTCGCTCATGAAGTGTCTCTTTTTTGTCACTAATTGAAATTTATTTTAAACTTTTTTTTAAGGCTGTAACCCTTATTATATATAGTTTTCAGACATATCATAGAGTTTTGATAATAATTATTTTCATTTTAGGGGTTGTATCTGTCCTAGATATTCTGTAATGTTTCTTCTGTCGCAGCCGTTACCGGCATTTTTAAGGGGAAATAACCCAAGCAAAAATGTTTCAGGAAAGACAACGAGGCTCACAGCTCAAGCGACAAAACGGTGAGGGCAACCTAGAGAGAGAATGAAGTTTTCTTACGGTTGGCAATAAGTCCCCGAATTAACGGGCTGAATGAGAATCCTAATTACGGGGTTCAAGAAACTTAAACGAGGAAAAATATGACAAAGAAAGATTATATATTGATAGCTGAGATAGTAAGCAACGCAACTTACAAAGAAGAGATCGAAGACTCTTTCGGACCTACGACAGCTACTACTTGTGACTGGACGGTACTGGTTGGGAATTTAGCTGATGCCTTCAAAAAAGAAAATCCTAGATTTAATCCATCTCTATTTTTGGACGCTTGCGAGCCAAAAAAATAAGTCTATCTGACGAGGATTTAATATCCGAAACGCCGTGAGGCGTCATAGACAATTTAATTAATAAACAACGGAGGAAATATGTCTAAAAAAGTAAACAAAAAAGATCAACATTTTGAGGAAATGCAAAACAAGATCATACAACTAATGGAAACAAACGGAGCCGACTGGACCAAACAATGGATAACAGCCGGACCCCAGAAAAATATAATTTCCAAAAAGGAGTACAAAGGACTTAATCAATTCTGGTTGTCAATGTCCGGATTTACTTCTAATGAGTGGGCAACCTTTAAACAATGGAGCGATAAAGATTGCAAAATTATTAAAGGTTCCAGAGGTCGTACGGTTACTTTTTTTAGTCAACTAGAAAAGACTAGAAATTTAACGGACGCTCAAAGAGAACTTAAGGCAAACGGCGGCACGCCGATTGTATGGTTTGAGAAAACTTCAACGGTTTTTAATGCTCAGCAAGTGGAAGGGTACGAGTCAAAAGAACTCGAAAAAGTTATGACTCCAGAACTTAAAAAGCTGACTATCAAAAACGCTGAAAAGTTTATTTTTAACACTCAAGCGAAAATAAATATTAGTGGTGACGCTGCATTTTATCAGCCTTCAGTTGATCAAATAACTATGCCGCCAATAGATACCTTTTTCACTGACACAGCCTATTATTCAACTCTATTACATGAGCTGACTCACTGGACCGGACACCCCACCAGAGAAGATAGAGACATGAGCGGCGGATTTGGTTCTGAGAAATACGCCAGAGAGGAATTGATTGCTGAGATTGGTTCCGCTTTCTTATCTCAAATACTAGGCATTGAGAAAGTCATTAGAGACGATCACGCCAAATATTTAAACGGTTGGATTAAAGTTATCAAAGAAGATCAGAACGCCCTTAAAACAGCGTTTAGCAAGGCTCAGAAGTCAATAGATTTTCTAAGATCATTACAAGCAAAGGAGGAAAAGAAAAACGCCGCATAATAATCAGTCTATCTGATGAAGGATTTAATATCCGAAACGCTCCGCAAGGAGCGTCATAGACATTAAATAATAAACGCCGAAAGGCAGGAGAAAATATGACTATAAACAAAATAGAAATGATAGACGCTCAATGCTTAGAGTTTTACGGGCATACAAACTGGGTATTTTTATCAACACTTTCAGACGATATCATAGAGAAAACTCTAAGATCAGACGAAGGGGAAATAGGTGGAGCAATTATGTTCTTTTTTAAATCAGAAATGGAGGTGGCGTAATGGAAAAATTTAAAACTGGAGACAGGGTTATATATAACGGAAATTTTGATAATATTTTTGAGAGTTATGTCTTGCGTTATATAACGGACGATATGGTTGATCTAAGACTTTGGAATGGTTCAAGACATGTCGGAGATATAGTTATGAATGAGTCAAGTTTAACCATTTGGGAGGGCAAATAATGGAAGATCAAATAATAAATATCGAAGCCAACTACACTACTACAGTTCATTGGAACATGGACGATTTAGCAAAATCAGAAGGTTTTAAAGTAGAAGATGTTAAAAGAGTTGAGGTAGGTATGTGGGCAACGCTTCATATAAAATTAAATAATGGTAAGTCTATTTATGTTGAAGCAGCTCCAGTTACTACTGATTACAAAAGGGCGGATAGTTCAGCCTACTTTGATAAACATTGGGTACTGGTGGTGGAAGAATAAACCTACTGAAGAGACTCAGCGAAAATCTGAGCGAAACCAATCTAATTAATTTTAGGTTGGTCTAGGTGTCAAAGATGAAAAGTTTGCATGACAAATAAAAGTCATGTTACTATCCGTCCTAGATATTAATTAACTAATTCGCTACGGCGAGGAGAAATAATGGTTACATTACAAAACATAAAAAAAACAGATAGATATGAGGAAAGAATTAATTACAATTCTGACCACCCAGAAGACACAAACCATGTCGAATTTACTAATCTCATAGATTCTTTTATTGAGGTTGCTTTGCACATGAAAAAGATATCCGATTTAGAACTCGACAGAGGGAAAAGATACGATCTTGATTTTCTAAGTTATTGCAACATCTACGGTATAGATGACACTTCTACCGGAGTAATGCAAAACTTACCGGTTCCGTTGGTTTATTGGAATGATAAAGATACGGGTTCTTATAGTATTAGATATAACAAAACTTTAAGGGGAATTTTCGATAATATTTTTATAGATAAAATATCTCATGATGAGATTGTCGAAACCGTTGAAGCACATGATATGTGGTGGAACAGCTAGAGTCTAACTGAAGATCGCTAAATGCGTGAAATCCTTGTTAATCAATCCCCCCAATTAACAAGGATATTAGACAAACTAAACGCCTGAAATATGGCAGGAGAAAATATGAAAGTAGAAAACTATCTAAAAGAAATTTTAGATTTAATTATGGTTGATGATACCTACGAGTATTCATTCGACCTAGACGAGGAGTTAAGCTATGAAAAGGAAGAGAGATTCTCTGATACTTCTTTGTGTAGTGCTTCACCAGAAAACCCCTATCAAGGAGTTAATGCTGTTGATGTTTGCACAGTTAGAATCTGGAAGAACGACTTGGAAGTGGCTTGGCTAGTGTTTAACAATTTCAATGACGGAAGCGATCGCTTATTTGATTTTTGTATTATAGATGCCGGTACTTTAAGCAATTTATATGAGTCGAGGAGAAAAATTACAAAAGAAATATTTGCACACGCAGAAGACTGGCAGAAAAGATACGATCTTCTCTAAAGTCTAAAACACAGATCGGGGCAATTCCGTCCCGATCTTTTCATACGGAGAAAAAATATGAAAACTTTAAATAAAATAATAAATGATAACGGTAAACCAATCGTTGCAGACTGGGTCCCTGAAGAGTTGCTCTTGTGGGCTGATAACTTTGATAAAACTACTTGGGATAAAACTCATTGGGACAAGGAAATTAGTCACAATTATAGGACCCAGACTGATCACGATTATCAAGTAATATTTGAAGCTCTTGAAATTGATATGGCAAAAATGATTGATGTTATTGAGGAGTATTTTACAGGTTACAGCGTTGACTATACTGCAAAGCAAATAGCCGCCGCTTATTATGTAAGTATGTACTCACCTTATAACGAGGCTCACAGCACAAATCAATACGAAATATAACAGTCTATCTGATGAGGATTTAATATCCGAAAACTTAACCGATATCACTCCCAGATATTGGTTAAGTTAATAGACAAACTAAACGCTTGAAATACAGCAGGAGATAAAATGACAGACAAGAAACTACAATTTAGCCGCAGGGAATACACAATTCTACAGATGATGTGTGAGTTTTCTTATGCAAAATATGGAGATCAATTAGAACTTTATTCTTACTTTAATCCAACAGACATAACCTCTCTAACGAATTTCCATGATAGGGAATTTGCCAGTTTTTACTCAAGAGATTTTCTTAATTGGGCATTGAGAAAAGATATCCCTGATTTTAAGGGTTTAGAGTGTGGTCTTCTTTTTGTCACAGACTTAAAGAATCTTTCAGAGGATACCTTAGAGGAAGCTACTGAGTTACTGCAAGATTTTATAATATGTTTTGACATAGAAAGCGAAGCATAAGCACATGAGTAACGGATTGAATAACGAAGATTTCACGGATAGCGATTTAATTAATACTATTTTTAATTTAAATTCGCTACCGGAATACAGGAGAAAGCAGATTGCTATTCTTTTATTATCAACAACATTGACTAAAGACTGCTCCGTAGAACTATCTAGTTTTATGGACGGTCTAGCCAATACAATAACGAGGAGTTATGAATAACAACTACAACAAAGATTGGATAGAGCAGAGACTATATGCAATAGGCATAGAGATAGATCAAGAACAACATCTCATGTCTAAAAAAAGTTATGAAAAATTATTACAAGAATCAGACAGATTGAGTGATGAGTTGGAAGAACTTTGCAAAGAAGATAATGCTATGGAAGATGAGGAGGATAGATTTTTTAGACACATGAGGGTTAAAACTTTTGAACCTAATAATAAATCTAATAACCCTGATCTTATAGAAACTTGGAACTCAGTCATGCAAGTTTTATTTGATAAAAGGTCCAGAGAATATACTGAAGAAGATAGAATTTTAGATTCTAATTTAGATATTCTTGGTGAAGTTATTATGAGGGAGGCAGCAAAAGATCATGAGTAAATTTAATATAGAATCAGGCATAACCAAAGAGTCTAATAGTTTGAGCGGAGAAGTTTTAAAAACTTTAAAGCTCATGAAGATAGATGATTGCGTTAGAAATTTAACAGCCAAAGAAAAATCAGCTTTTACTCAAGTAGCTAAAAGAAATAATTACCATGTAATGACCGGCAGACAGTCATGCGGTGTTTTATATACTGTGTGGTTATTAGCTAACCCAACTAGCAACGAGTTACTTAATAGCAATCCCAAAAGATTATCTAATAATGATCTTAGAGGCGGCAGAGATTTTCATAGTGACTATGCTCCTTATGGTGTTCCTTCTGGTGTTAAGTGCTACATAGATCAAGAGTTTTATGAGGAAGATAAAATGATAGTTGATGATATGAAATCTATCTTCAAAGCTATGAATGAAGAAGAAATTTATATAAAGAATTTTAACAATGAAAAGGAGTACAAATGACATTTCCATTTAAAGATAAAAAATCAAAAAAGAAAGCACAAGATAAGTATTTAATTAACACTCAAAATAAAGGTTTAGTTAGTGTTAAATTAATTGTCCCTAGAGATAGGTTAGATGACATTAAATCTTATGCCGCAGAGTTGAGGCTAGTACACAAGGTAATCAACTCATGAAGGAGAATATGAATAACCATGAATTAGCACTCGTTATAGGTGATCTATTAGATGAAGCTCAAGAAAGAAACATACCCGAATATCTTGAAGAGCTGAAATTAAAAATAGGTTTTCATTTAGTAAAAAATAGCAGAGCAATTAAAGATGACGACTTGGTTTTAAATCAAGTTGAAATGAATGTTGCCAATGCTCTTATGAGGTATGTTGAAAAACAAATCTTAACTAGATTCCAAACTCAATCCTTATCTGAGTTGGAAAACAAATCCCCCCACTTCGATAGTTAAGATAACGGAGGGTTAATTTTTAAGTTAATCCTCCAACTCTCTAGCTAGAGAATGTCCCAGTCCTACAATTAAAATATGTTTCTTAACTCGCTGCTGTTTTGGTAGCGTTTTCATAGCTGTTGGCTTCTCACCCTCAACAGCAATCATGATCAGTCCTTGATCAGATAAATTATCCACCGCCTTAGCCACCGTTTTACGGTTCAGAGACAGAACTTTTCCTATATATGTATAACTATCCCAACAAGAAAAAGAAATGCCCTTCAGACGCTCACAAATAACCCAGAACACTAGCTTATCTCTTGCTGATACTTTCTTGTGATCTAACTTGGTTCTATAGAGCTTCCAAACAACAGCCTTCAGCTTGTTGAAGTTCTTATATCTCAATGATGTAGCGTAATTAATAAACGGCGAATTTATTTCTGTGTGAGCTGTGGTTATCCACCAATACTTATTTAACTTCTTTCCTTTCATGACCTAGATATTCCACATATTTATCAAACCAACTTTTATAATCATCATGCAATTCATATTGCCTAAATCTTTTGTCTTCATTGCAACTGGTCTTAATAAAAAATTCTCTTTCTACACACTCGTTTAATATTTTTAACACACTCGACCGACTTCCTATCTGTCGAGGTATTGCGTCACATAGCTCCTCAAAAGAATATAAATTCTCCCTACCTTTCGAACTTGCCATTGGTCTTGACCCTACTTCAATAATAATTAAAGCGTTCAGCCTACTTCTTGACATAAATTCTTTTAGATCGTTCGACCGGTCTAATACAAAATCACGGACAAATTGATGCCCTCTTTGAAAATCATTCATAATAAATCTCCTTCTTCCTTTCGTTCGAGAAGTAAGAATAAATAATGTTATGAACATTAATAAGGATTCGTTTTAATCCTAACAATAACTTTGTTTTATTAAGGTTTAATTTAACAACTAAATAGTAAACAGATTTACATATAGGGAACGCTAAGGCGTTCCTATATATATGTATATATAAGTCAGTGTGGGAACCCGTATGGTCAGAAACAGACCCCTTTGTGGGTACCCGTATGGTCAGAAACTTATTTCCAATCAATGTCATTAATGCTTCCCGTTGTATTATCTTCATCAACTATGTCTAAATTAAATCCCCGTCTTACTAATGTTTTTATACTCATGTCACCCTCACTGTTAGATTTAACCATTGCCGCTTTGACAACTGCCATACGAGAATACTCAATATTCTGTTCAAAACAGATACGCTGTGTGTTTTCTTCTGAGTCCAGATAAAGAATGTTCACTGATCTGTGGGAGTCAACTAATGAGGTAGCTCCCCTCACACTGCTTCTCGCATTTAATACTGAGTTGGTGTTGCCTTCAGAGATAGCACTCTTGTTTAAATGGTGAATTGATAACACCACACAACCAAACTCACTGGCTAAGGACGAGCAGAACTGAGAATAAAGTTGTGCTGTGCTGTTGTTATTCATGTCTCCTGAGACAAAAGATTGAATAGGGTCTATGACTATCAACTTGAGATCATCTATCTGTCTAAGGCTCTCTTTGAAGTCCTCAGCTTGATCTGTGATATGTAGTCCATTAGCTAAGTCTTCTTTGATTAATGTTAATGGCTTCCCCATGTCCGCTACCGTGATCACATAAGTATCATGTTCACAAGTTAAATAGCTTCTCGACTTATCTATTAAACTTAACCTCCTTCCGGTTTCTTCAGCGTCATCTTCAGCCGACAGGTAGGCACAGTTTCCCTGTTGAATTATGTCGTTACCTAAGAACTTTCCATTACCATTATTAACATCTAAACAAAGTCTTAAACATAATCCTGATTTACCGATACCACCTATCGAGCAAAGCAAAGATATTTTTGACAGCTCCATAGTATTTTTAACTAACCACCTTCTAGGCGGTGGCTCAGTTGTAAAGTTTTTAATAGAGTATTGTTGTAGATTAAAACTGTGCTTGATAATGATTTGTTTTTCTACAGCTTCCGGTCCTTCGTTAATATGAATGTCGTTGTAATCTCCTTTCTTATTTGGAATCCTAGATTTGCAATTAGAAACATTACTAATTATTTCTCTAGTCCTTTGTTGACCTACGCCGTTTAAATCATGATCAAAACAAATTAGAAACTCAGCGTCACAAAACTTTCTAATGTTTTCCAGTGCCGCTTGTCCAAAGTTTGCAGAGAAGGTACATATTGTAGGTAGACCTGTACTCTCATGAACAGACAAGCAAGTAGCCAGTCCTTCTGTTACTGCTATGGTTTTATATGTCCTCCACTGGTCCCAATCAATGCCAACAGAATAGATATTAGACTTAACCTCAGAAGCAGATACAAACCTCTTATTCTTAGAGGTTATATATTGCAGACTTCTCAACTCTTTATAATTATTTTGTGTAGAATACACCGGACAGATCAGTGAACCATTGATCTCGCTTAAACCATAATTATTTTTTAACCCTTTTTTATTTAGGTATTCATGTTCCGTAGATATTTTAGAATTTTTAAGTCTCTCCTCGCAGAGCTTAGCCGTCTCGTTGTGCCTTTTATGGCGTTCTTCTTTACTCCTTTGCAGGTTCTCGTCAATTTTCCTATTTAGTTCAGCTACCTCAACTGGACTAAGTTCTTTCATTGAGTTGGAATAAAATTTCCACTGTTGATTGGTACGCCAATTTCCATAAACACAAATAAAATGTCCGTCTGTTTCATGATAGCTATACCAACCGGACATTTCGCCCATACCTTTATCCGGACGAGTATCTAAAGAAGCATTAACTGGTACTCTAGTTATCTCACCTGTTGTATTTATATTAGATACTCGCAGACCGTCATTGTTCATCTGTCTAACAAGATCAGATATGTCAGCACTTTCCTGTCTATATTTTAATGTAGGACTTAGGACTTCTTGTTCGTTAAATATTTTTGAAAAATCAATCATCAGCCACACCATTACTTGCCTTTGCTTTTTCGCAATCAAGGTAATGGAGGACTAATAATTCAAAAAATTTTCGCCTGTCGTCTGACTCCCATTTATGTATCTCGTAAGTATTGTGTATTTTTGAAAACTCAATGTAGTTATTTTTTGTTTGTGCTATCGCATAACTAACGCTCTCATAATTTAAATACGCTGATCTTTCTAACTGCTCTCCTTTATCTATCCTCTCCCTAATCTTTTCTATATGCTCCATTTTATTACACACACCATAATATTTATTTTTATAATTAAACAACACCGACCCTGCCGGACGCAAACAGTGTCCGCACAGAGAAGGTTTGTTGTATTGAATGTCAAACAATGAAATCCCTAGAAAGGAATTTCATCATTCAACTGAGGCTTAGCCGGTTCTTCAGCTTTAACTACAGCAGGTTCTACCGTTTTAGTTTCTTCAACTACTTTAACTGTTTCACCGCCTACAGCTTCCCAGTTTTTACCATGCCAACCACTGTCTATTTTAAATGAGGACCCTTCGGTTCCGTCATTCTTTGCATACTTACCTTTCTTCATAAGACAGGTAGTAATTTTGCCTACAAGATCACTCTCTTTAGCACTCATGACAGCATCTCTTTCAAGACCCATTGACAACAAGCAATTAAATAAATTTGCTTGACCAGAAATAGCTATGGAATGAGACTGAGAATCTTCGCTGCCCTCTTTATCCCAGTTCACCATGAACCTTTCTTTCTTATTCATAATGTCAACCTCTTGAACTTCAAATTCAATTTCGATTGCATCATAAACCACACCATTATTTTTTTCGCTTCTCGAAACTAAATCATTTAGTTCTTCGATACCTGCAAACGCTAGTGTGTATCTTCCGTCCGGATATTCCTTAAAAGAATTATCCATTTCCGCTTCAGCGTCAGGGTTAAACCCACCGCCAAACTTATTACTTAAATCAACCATTTTTTACCTCGCTTAATTTTGGTTTATCTATTTTAAAACAATCAGCACAGACCAGTATGTGTGACACTCTTGCCACCGGCATACCTTCTCCGCACTCATCACATTTAAGATCGTCTTCAATCTCAGGGTCCCAATGCTCATTGAAATTATTTTCCAATGCCTAACCCTTCCTTCATAGCCTCACTTAAAATCTTCCAACCTGTCTCCCTTTCGAGTTTTATTTCGTCCGGCAAGTTGTATCTGTTCTTCCCTATATGAGCGGAAGTTTCTCTAGTAAAAATATATCTGTCTTGAGACATAGTAGTTTTAGTAACCATTTGTCCCTTGTCAGCTTGTTTTTTTACTTGACCATATTTGTAGTTGTAAAAGAATATTGCGTCAGCAAACTCGCTCACTTTTGCAGCAACTCTTTTGTGTAACTTTAATTGGTACTTATCATGAGGGTTCATGTCAGGTATTTCGATACGCTTTAATTCAACATGACAAATCATGCAGACCCTCATATTTCTTTTGTCTCTAATATCATTTAAGACTTCAAGAATTTCTGTCATCTGATCACCTGCTAAAGCATAGCCTTTACCATAACCAAAATCTTCAACATGACCTTTGCCGCCAATGTCACAAACCTTTTGAAAGACAAGAGATTCTAACCAGTCAAGTGAATCTATTATTAAAGATTTTCTATCATGCTCTTCGTCTCTAATTGAAACTAACCTAGACATAAAATCGTCATAAGTTTTACAGACAGGGAAGGACCAAATATTATCATCATTAACAATACCTGCCATGCCGTCTTCCGTTTGAACTATGACTGGGTTTTCCATTTGTGCGGCTAGACTTGTTTTCCCTATACCACTCGGACCAAATAAAATAAATTTTGGAGGCTTTATTTTAGAACCTTTTTCTATATCAGCTAATGACATAATTACTCCTTTGTAATGTTTGTTGTTTTTAAAACAGCCTTTGGCGATAGTTCAGATTTCAAGAGTTCTAATGCTTGATTCTGTAATATAGATAAGGCGTTATCCAGTTGATTAATCTGTTGAGTTCTCCTCTTCAGAGTAATAGTTTCAGGGTCAGTATTTAATTGACCAATAGTATTAATAGACCACATAATAATTTCAGCTAACTTTTTAGGATTAGCTTTAATATTTATATCTACCAATTCATCTCTAAGGTCTTCGTCATAGACTACTACCTCTTGATCATTTTCCGTGTAATTAAAACACGCTGTCCTATTATTTTTTGCTGTTGATTGCTGCAACAACTCTTCGTTTTTTTTCTTCATCATGCTCCTCGCTTAATAAATATTGTTTATGTGTTTCACAGTTCGGTTTATGCGGACAGAAATGACAATGCTTTCCTGCTACATATTCAGGCTCCTCTATAAAACACGCTTGTATTTTTGGCTTCAGCCAATTCAAACCCCAATGTGCTAAGTCATCAGCAAATATAGTATCGCTTCTAATAGGACCGTCTTTGTGCCAACTTCTCGGCTGAACAATTACAGTCTCTACACTTTTCTTATCGGAGTACCTTGATAGAGCCATTAATCCGTAAGCTCTAAGTTGTAAATTATCCTCAACTTGAACTGGATATTTTCCGGCTTTGTAATCTATTATTATTATCTTATCTTTTTGTAGTATTAAAATATCTGTAGTTCCCCAAAGATCAGGGTGTATTTCTGAGCCGTCTAGTTTTTCTTCAATTAATAATTTACTGCCTTCCTCTTCATTTATTCTTTTAACAACATACTCGCAATACATATCAGAAGCATCAATCATAGTCTGATCAACAGTTACTATGTGACCTTCGTATTCTACTTCTCTATTTAACCAATACTCATGAAAGTCTATGCCTTCTAAATTTCCCTGTAATCTCATCTCATTCATTTCGTGATTTACACTTCCTTCCCATGCCGCATAACTTCCTGTATTTGGATAACCTTGACTGGCTTGTATTGAGGCTGAGCATTTTGTTGATCTTGATAATCCAGAAGGACTAACTTTTGCATGACTTGTTACTGGCATTAATTGTCTTGTGTTACTTTTTTAGATTCTTCATATTTAACTATGTCTTCTTCGAGATACCGAATTGCATTACCAAACTTATGAAAGTCTGGACCCTCTCCTTTGTATCTCCATGTATCTAATGTCTTAACTGATATGCCGCCCAATCGTTCGGCACATTTTTCTCTATTGTAGTAAATTTTTTGGCTGCTCATGTGTAGTAATTAGTCCTCGTAAGATGATATGATAACTTAATTGTTTTATAAAAAACAAGTAGAGCAGATAAAATAAATTAAATTAGTTTTACTTTTGCTCTTAAATAAAAGAATTATAAATTGAAAACAATAAGAGACAGTTTGAAAATGGAAGGCAAAAGTTCTTCACTAGAAGACTGTCCTTGCATATCAGTTTGTACTTTAAGTTTTTTAACTCCTGATAATGACACTTGTATTTGTGGAAGGACCATGAAAGAAATTTCAGAATGGAATTGTCTTGATGTTGTTGGAAAGAAAGAAATAGTAATGCGGTGTATAACAGACAAAAATTCTTATCCTAGACAGAAGCTAACTTTTTTAGCAGAAGACAATGACTTAACTGTTAATGAAGCTAAGAATGTATTTGTATTAAAGAGGACAAAATAAATGCGAAAGATAGAAAATATCCGTGATCATATTGAGTTGTGCAATATGATCAAACAAAAAAATAAAACCAAAGTTAAGAGAAAAGGAAGTGGCAGGTAAGGGAGATAGACCACGCCCATTTTCTGTAGACAAGGATACTTACTCAGATAATTGGGATAGGATTTTTAAGAAAGATAAGGAGAAAGATGACAAAGAAAAAAACGGTACTACAAAAACAAGTAGCCGGTAATCATTATAAAGAATTAGCAATAGAGCCGATAGAATTTATCTTGGGTAATAATCTTTCTTATTGTTGTGGCAATGCTATTAAATATATTTCTAGGGATAAAGGGTCCAGAGTAGATGATTTGAGAAAAGCTATTCATTACCTAGAAATGGAAATAGATTTAGTTTTAAAAGATTAGCTATAAATATCGACACTAAATCGACACTAAGAAAAAAACAAAAACAATTTATTTTAATTTTTGTTGGTATATATGGTGAGTCCGTTCGGGTTCGAACCGAAGACAATTCCCTTAAAAGAAGATTATAGTTGTTTATTTAATAAGTCTACGCCTAATTTTTTTTTATTATTTATTGCACAGCCTCAAATATCGTGCTAATTTATACCCATTAGTCATGAGGAGGATATATGAATACTAAGAATAATCGACACTATATCGACACTACAAAGACGGACAAAACTTTTAATAAGTTAAAGATAAGAAATCAAAACAACAAAATTTCTTATACGCTTGTCTGGTATTTAAATGGGAAAAGAAAAACAAAAACCATTCCACTTAAATTTAAAGACGAAGGTATTGCCTCTATTAGAAATAGAGCAATTAAAATGTATGAAACATTAATAGACATACAAGAAGGAACTATTCCTGACCCTGCAGAAAATATATCTATTAATTATGAAGAATTATTTAATGATTACATTGAAGATTGCAGGTCAAGAAGTGTCACTGAAAAACACATAGAAGATTCCAAAAGGAATTATAATAATTGGGCGAAATCTTCTATAGGTAATATCTATGTTAGTGACTTAAAAAGAAAACATATAAAAGATATTTTTAAAAAAGTATCTAAACATAGCAAAACTGTAGCAAACAAAACCTTAAAGACTATTGTTGCTTCATTAAATTTTGCTGTAGATGAAGAGACTTACGGAATTGATTTTAATGTAGGCTCTAAAATAAAAGCTCACCCTGACATTAAAATTAAAAGATCATATACGGAGCTAGAGAAAGCAGCGATATTTAATGAACTGCACAGCATTGAATTAAATAATCCAGAAAGATATAGGACTGTTGGTTTTATTTGGCTGCTTGTTTTAACTGGAGCAAGAAAGGGAGAAATTTCTAAAGCTCGTTGGGAATGGATTAAAGATAATAAAATTATAATACCAGTTGATCAGCATAAGACCGGACAGAAGACCGGAGAAGAAAGAGTTATTTATTTAAATGAACCGGCTATGCAAGTTATTAATAAACTATCCACTATTTACCCTAGACCAGACACAATTACCGGAATAGGAACACCATATAAGTTATGGAAGAAAGTTATTAATAAATGTAACTGTCCTGATATAAGGCTGCATGATCTTAGACACAGCTTTGCTACTATGTGTATATCAGCTAACATTTCAACAAGACAAGTAGGAGCTTTGTTAGGTCACAAGAGTTTAGCTTCAATGCAAAGATACGGAGAAGTTACACCACAAATATCTTCAAACAATGTTAAGTTAGCGGCTGATGTTATCAACGCTCAAATCATTAATTGATTTTATTAATGATTGGTAGCTATCAGTTTTTTCAAGTTCTTCAGTAGATAGAGTGATCTTAGTAGCAGGATAATTAGAGGGAATATAAGTAATTATATTTAATGGCATACAATAGAGAGCATAGATGTCTATACTATTTTCTCCGTTCTCACCGTAAAGACGGTCTTTTGTATGCCTCCCTCTTCTAAGATCAAATTGCCAACCTACCCTTCGAGCAACGCCTCCTCTTTCATAGAGTCTTTCGTTACCTTTAGTTTTAACCTGACATTTTAAAATCTTATCTTCATGCTCAAAAAGAATATCAGCATGAGAACCATGAGGAACTATTGATACGGTATCTGAATATAATGCAAGATGACTAGCAACTGCAAACTCTCCGCTTCTTCCTAACCTTTCGGTCGATCTACCCATTAATCAAATTGTGTTTGTTTATCTTCAAAGTATTTTTGCATTAGCTCAGGGTCTTCGGCTAATAGTAATTGTCTTGCAGCGTTATTGAATTGCTGCATAGTATTTTCAAGAATATAAATTTTTATTCCCTTACTAGCATTTTGAAATCCACTAGAAAGTATAATGTTTCTAATCGCATCTTTTGTGTTTAAATTTTTATTTAATTCCAACATTCTTGAATATTGAAAAGGATTTAATTCTATGTTGCCCATTTTTCTTGAAGGGTTACGAGGGGTAAATCCAATGTCATAAAAAGTATCAAACACAATATCTTTTTTATCTTCTGAGTAACTATAAGGAGTAAATGGTCCACCAAAACTAGGGTCCCTTTTTTGTATCTCGCCAAACATATTTCTTCTTGGAGCAAGATCAGTTTTAGTGTCACCAAAGTAAGGTATTCGTTGTATTAAAGTATCTGTTATTGTTCTTGCATCTCTAAGAACATCATCATCATATTGTCCACCATGTGCAAAAATTGTTGGGACAAACGAACCTGCAAATCTCTGAACAAATCTATCACCATATCTTGCAGGGTCAGTTAAAACTTTAACAGCCTCACTTAAACCGGACATAAAAGTTTTATTAGTTAAGTTATTAGCTACAGAACCTACAATCATAGCTGAGACTTTTCCTGCCTCTAACTCTAAATCTTTTGTTTCGTCTTGAGAATTGTTTACATATTTTCCAACTTCGTTTAAATCAGCAGCAATACCAAACAAAATTCCTATAGGTTCAAATCTATTATATTTGTAATAAAAATCACCAATTTTAATTGAGTACGGTTCCCAACCTCTATCTCTGTTTCTTTGTACTCCGTTAGCGTCAAGAGGCTCTCCCTCTTTAGAAGCTCCTGCTCCAGTTATAACTCCTGAATTTGCTAAAAATCCAACCCCTAACATTGTAGAAGAACCCATAACTAATCTGCTTGTAACTACATCTCTTTCAATTCCACCTTTTTTATAGGAGTCTTGAAATCTTTTAGTCATTAAACCAAAGGGACTTCTATCGATTGCATACTTAACAATATTAATTGGAGTACGAACGAAGGGAAGTATGAATCTCATAGCAGGAAAAACCCTGTTCATCTTATTAATAGCCTGTCCAAAGCCGCCTACTTTATTTGTAAAGGTTTGGTATCTTCCTACTTCCAAAGCATCAAACTCAATGTCTTTACCTATTGGAGAATTAAGAGGGTCGTCTCCATGTTTCTTAACAAGTTGAGCAGCATAGTTCCAACCCTTTCTTTCTTTCGCAGCCTTTCTCATAGCTTGACCCCATATCTCTTGTCGATAAGCAATCGTCTTAAAAAACATATCTTCAGCAACTAACATTCTGCTTGGCGTTCTAACAATTTTTCCACCTATACCGCCTATAGATTTTTGTCTTGCTAGTTCTAATTTTGTAGTTGAATCCATTACTGCATTTTCATCAAATACAGTTTTACCAAAAACTTTTAAACCTTCTAAATGTCCTAAGATTGTTCCAACTAACCTTGCAGCAGCTTCACTATATGTAACTCGTTCCCCACCAGTAAGCATTTTAGGTGTACCCTTAATCGCAGCTCCAAAATATTCTAATGGTCGCATCAAGGCTGTAAGTTCGTTTGAAGAAACATTAACTAAATGTGTAGAAGGTGAAGACAATAATGAGTTAATCCAGAACTCTTGAATTTTATTTAATAATGTAGGGTTTTCTAATCCTGCTATATATTTTATAGCTGCATCAACATCACCGTCAAAAGCCTCAAGGTTTCTAGCTATTATTTCAGGAGAGAGCTTTGTATTTTTAGCATTTTCTAAAAATTCTTTTTGTGCTTGTGTTCTGATTTTTTCATCAGGGTTTCTTGATATTTCTCTTAACGCTCTTAAAGTTCTTCCTGCTTCCGCTCTAGCTCCTGCACTAACCTCATGCACTGCTGACACTTCGTTGCTCATTTTTTTAAAATTAAAATGATCTATTTCTCTTACTGTTCCGTTATCAATTTTAGCTAAATATATTTTTCTAGCCTTTGCTAAATCTTCAGCCAAAGTTCTTTCTATCTGTCTAATTCTTGTTATTTCTACATCATTAAACGCTGTACCTTTTGGTGTATTAATAATGTCGTCAACAGTCCAACCTAATTCATTTGCTCGGTCGTTTAATTTTTCACCATTCCTACCAAACTCTTGACGACCTCTTCTTTGATTAAAATATTGATCGCTGTCATCTGCTAAATCTATATATTCTTGTTTGGCTTTTTTATTCGTTCCTGTTTTATCAAGATTTATATTAGCTGCTTTGTTAGGGTCTGTTGTTGGAGTAGGTCCAATAGGTGAAGAGGGAGTTCTGCTTCCTGCTCCTGTAAATGTAGGACCAACTATTTCAGGTTCAGGAACTCTTGGACCAACTATTGGACTAGGTGGACCTACTTCTTCATCTGCTGCTCTTTTACTAGCGTTCTTATCTATTTCCCCAGACGCTTTTTCCGGTCGGTCGTCCACTTTTTTAAACTTACCTCTTATTTTGCCTAGAGACTTTATAACACCCTCTACCGCAATACCCATTCCTGCTCCTTCAATAGCCATTTTTAAACGACCCTCAGCAACAGTGTCATCATCATCTGCTTGTAACCATTCAGTAAATTCATTAGGAGCAAGGTCTTGAATAAGGTTTGATAATCTTTCTTCGTCAGGACTAAATGCCATTTGTTCAGCAATGACACCGGCTGAAGTATATTTAGTAAATTTACCAACTTTGGTAACAGGGTCTAATTTCTTTAATTTACTAAGTTTGGATAATGCTTGTATGCCTTTTAATGTTCCAGTGTAAGGAACTAAAAATCCTGCTGCATCTCTTACAAAACTACCTAGCATATTAGTAGGTTCGGCAACTTCAGGAAGATCAGGTAAATCAACATAACCTCCAGTTACATCTCTTACCAAATCTGAAGTTCCTTGAATTGTATCTCTAGCAGCTCCACCAACAACTCTAAAAGTATCTTCTAAAAAACTAACATCATTAGGGTCTTCGGCTTGTGGAGTGTTATTTAATATGACTGGTGAATTTAAATCTATTCCTGATAAATCTATTTCTTCATCTAGCGAAATATCTGATAAATCTATTTCTTCATCTAATGAAATACCTGATAAATCTATTTCTTCATCTAGCGAAATATCTGATAAATCTATTTCTTCATCTAATGAAATACCTGATAAATCTATTTCAGCCATTGGGAATGATTATTTAACACTAACAATACCTGATATTTTTTCAGCAAGAGTCTCACCTGAACCACCAAAAGTATTTATGTATGTTATTTCATCAGGAGTTAAATTCTTTAAATAATGAGCATCAATATCAAATATATTATTCTTTTTTAAAGCCGCCCAAAGCTGACTATCACTAGCCTTTGGATTTTTTGCTTTTGCTTGACTAAAAGCATTTTGAACATTATTAGGAATAGAAGCAGTACCTTTCATTGCTAGTTCATTTACTTTGTCTTTTGCAACATTACCCTTAATAGCATTTTTACCGTACTCTTCTAATCTATCCGGACTTCCGGCGATTGCTTTTTTTTCTTCATCACTAAATCTGTTATCATTTTGTAAAACTGTCAAAGCAAAATTATTGTTAGACATTCTTGCTTGTCTTTCTTTTTCTGATTTAAGTCTAGCTGCTTCGCCTTTTTCTCTTAAAGACTTACCTTCATTAACATTTCTCATATTAAATTGATCGTCTCCTATAGCGATAGCTTCAGCTATGCCACCCCACTTCTGTTTATCTCTATTTTTAAGATAAGCCTCTCTGTCGGCTACAGACATATTGTTTAATTCATCTGCTGTTTTGTAATCATCACCACCAATCGTAGCCATAAAATTACCAAACTTAGTTCGGTCATCTACATAAGGACTAGCAGTTGGAGTAGTTGGAGTAGTAGTATCAGCTAAGGGTTTTTTTATAGCATTATGTAAATCCAAATAATTTAAAGAAGCTCCATTATCTCCCAACATATTTGAAACATTACTATTAGCTAGTTTTGGGTCGTCCATTGTAGGTAAGTCTAGGTCTACATAATTAAGGTCTGTTGGACTTTTTGCTGTAAACAAGCCAGAATTATTATTTGCAAGTGAAAGAGGTCCACCAGAAGTCTGATCATTTCGTAGAGGTGATCTATATAATGAGTCTGGTCTTTGATTAGCAGGTAAAAAAGGATTTTCTTTTCCTATATTTGCAGTTCCATTAAGACCCATAGCTCCATTTAAAGCATTGTAATCAAGAACTGGGTTGTCTGTTGGCAAATCAAAACCTGCACCGCCTCCCATATTCATATTTCCGGCTAGGTTAGTTGTTACAGGAGCATCTGCTTTTGCTTTATCAAGCTCTAATTCTTCTTCAGTTTTTAATATGTATTTTGCTCCTGCCATTGAGTTTCTTTTTCTATCGCTTGTCCATTTAGGATTTAATTTATAGTTAGGGTTATTACTTTTATCACCCGTTAACTCATAAAATAAACTCCCGAAATCTTTTAAGATACTTGTTTCTGTTCCGTCATCTCTATAAGCCATTATCTGCTCCTGCCTGTGGCATAACTACCGCCTAAGTTTGCAAAGTAACCAAGAGCATCACCTAAGCCTAATTTTTGTTCTGAAGTTCTAGTACCAGTCGTATTAATTAATGTTGGTACTCCTGATATTGCACTTGTTGACGCTGCAAGGTTTGTAAATGGTTGCTGTTGTTTTCTCATAAACTCATCATAAGCAGCATCTATTTCAGCTTGGTTCAAACCTCTTTGTAAATTACCCGATTTGTTTAAGTCATCTGCACTCATAAACTGAGTATCTAATAAATCGTTGTAAGCTCCATAATCAAAATTTCTTTTGGATTCATCTATTGCAGCTTGGCTATTAGTAAATTCATTTCTAACGCCTGTGTTATACCTCATGTTGTCATCATCTCTTAAACCCAAGTTGTAAGCCATATCATTTCTTCTAGCTAATAAGTCTGAATCTACTCCTGCATTAAATTGAGTATCTTGAGAGCCATAATCCATATCTCCTCTAATGTTAGCCATAGCATCATTGTAAGCATTCTCTCTTGCTCCAGTAATAAAATCAGACGCTTGATCATTAAAGTTTTTGTTTGTTTCTGATTCTAACAATGCTGATCTTGAACCGCCAAAAGCATTACTGCCAAGAGCGGCATCTTGATCTGATTGAAGAGACATTTGTCTATATTTATTTATGTCCGTTAATCCTTTATTAATAACATTGTCTGTATAAGGGTTTGAATAAGCACCTACATTTCTATCTAAAATGCTTCCAGTGTTTGCCTCTCTAACATTTGATCTATCAAAATTTGTATTAATTGTATTAGGATTTAATTGATAAGGATTTCCTAAATCAATTTTGTTTTGTGTTTCACCATACATTCTAGCAACAGGGTCATATCCTTTAATCGTGCTGTTAATGTTTCTAAACTGACCTTGTGCTTCTAATTCATCTGCAGTAAATGGAGCTACTGTTTCTCCTGTATATGGTGTGAAGGGAGTTTCATTAATCTTCATACCTTGATTTAAAAGATACTCAAAACCTCTTTTTTGCCATTCAGGAAATTCTTGTGTTGATGATTCTTGTACTACTGTTTTGCCTTTACTCATATTTTATATATCCTTTGATATTACATATTCAGACTTAAAGCCTAATTCTTTTGGAATTTTACGAAGCCACCCTACACGACCGCCTCCATGTAAGCGTTTAATTCCACACGCTTTAGCGAAACTTATAATGCTTGGCAACATTGACTCTAATTCTTCATAGTCACCACCGCAAAAAAGTAAGTTCATTGTCTTCATTTGTGGAAACTCAATACATTCAGTAACCATAGCTGAGTCATTACCGACCCATAGAAGCATTATACCTTTCTCTATTCTACACTCAATATCTTCCAAAGAGTAGAGGTCCTGCCTGTTTATAGCTCTTTCTATGTAGGGTTTAGCAAACTCCCATTTGCTTTTCCAATCATTAAACGACTGCTGTTGTTGTAATGATTCCAAGATTGTTTACCTCTATTTTAAATTTAGTTCCGTTAGGAGATATCAATACTAATTCTGTTCTATCTCCTGCATTAATTTCAATTCTTTCTCCTTTAGTTATGCTTAAACCAGACATTGATTCAAGTTCAGATATTAAGTATGAAAAATAAGTTTTGTCGTAATCATCTTTTGGTTGTGCAAAAGTTTTTCTAGCCATTATCTTTTACCTCTAGTTTGAACATCAGCTCTAATGTTCCCTACCTTGTATTTTTCTGTAGTAGTCCCTGTAACGGTCATAGACAGTTGTCTCGCAGTAATTCTACAATCTGTGTACCCGTCACTAGAATTAAAAGAAAAGCTGCCAAAATCGGTTTCTGGTCCATTAGGGGTAAAACTTCCCTTCATAGATATAGTTAAAGCTGAGATATTTTCGCTTTCTTCATCTGTCACAAGTTGAGATACATGAGAAACTTTATCACCACCTGCTATTTCTAAAGGAGCTGTCTTGCAAAAAGGTACGGCGGTTCCTAGTCCCTCACTATTAAATAAAGTTGTACTTTCGTGTTCGTAAACTGTTCCATTTGAAGCACAAGCTAAAGGATAATCATTAACTCCTTGATCTAACCATACTGAACGGTCCATAGCTCCTATAGACCAAGAATTAGTATTATAGTTCCAGATCACATATTTATTCGGTGTCTTGTTATCGCCTGTTGCAAAATGCCATATTATTTCTGAGAAATTACTATTGTGTCCTCCCGAAGTAACAGCTCTAAAAACATAATTAAGATCATCAAAAACAAAGTCGTGAACATCACAAGGTATTTGTTTAACACTACCGTCATACATATAAAAACCATTCTCTCCAATCCATGCTAAAAAGTTTCCAGTAGCTACGATAGACCTAACTGAAGATGTAGCACAAGATGTACCTGCATCTTGGATACCGTATATAAATGGACTACCTGTGTAATACATTTTATTTATTCCAGTATCGGTAAAGATAATAATATCTGAGTTCCATTGTTTAGCTCCAAGTATTCTTCCGCCTGTCGGTATATTTAAATCACCGGCTGTATTTGTTGAAGCTGCGGTCCATGTAGTATTTGATTCTCTTGAAGACCATGCAACTTTTCTTGGGTCGTTTGCTGAACCAAAGCAAATAAGGTGTCTTTCGTTTGAAACTAATAAAGATGTATTGCCTGTTGGAGCATTTGTAAGTTGTATGCCTGTAGCATCTGGACTTCCTGAACCTGCATCTGGTCGCCATTGATATATCTTGCCGTCCGACCCACAACAAAACATTAAGTATTCTCCCCAGTTGTCAAAAGAAAAAGACTTAGTATTAAAATCTAATCCAGATTGTGTACGAGCATCTCCATAGTCCTCAACATTATAGTTGTAAGCTCCAAAACCTAAAGGTGAAGTCTGAGCATCATTAACGAAACCTGCAGGAGTTATGTCATACCAGACATCATCATATTGCACATATACTTTTTCTCTAGTGCCGATTGCTATAACTGATTTACCTGCATTGGTATTGTAGGCATACATACCTATAGGGGTTCCTATTAAAACTGTTTCTTTAAATTTATTCCACCCACCTATCGGCTGAAGAGTTCCGTTTTCAAACCTAACTAAATTGCCGTCTACCCAACGACCAGTATTAGAATAAGGTGTTCCATTTGTTACTATTCCTGCAGGGGGAGTTATCGGTACTAAAGCCATATCTAATTATATCCTACTATCTACTTTCTTATAATGACTAAGGAGTTCATACCATTTAGGCTTTATATCTTCCCAAACAGGAAACTCTTTTATCTGTAATTCTTTTCTAACTTCATCTATTGGAG